ACTAACAGGAGAATCCTCAAGGTCACTTTAACGAGTGGCCTTTGTGATTCGAACTGATTAACTTTCAACCAATGAGGAACAACCTTATGAACATCTTCAAGACCAACCCATTCAAAGCTGTGTCATTCGTAGAGTCTGCCGTCAAGAAAGCGCTGGAGACCTCCGGCTACCTAATGGCGGACATTAAGTACGATGGTGTGCGCGGTAACATTGTGGTTGACAACGTGGCTGAGGCCGCATGGTTGTCTCGCGTATCCAAGTTCATCCCGGCGCTGGAACACCTGAACGGTTTCGATAAGCGCTGGCAGCAACTACTGAACGATGACCGCTGCATCTTCCCGGACGGCTTCATGCTGGATGGTGAACTGATGGTCAAAGGCGTAGACTTCAACACAGGGTCTGGCCTGCTGCGTACCAAGTGGCTCAAGAAGAACAACTTCATGTTTGACCGTGGTGGCGTTGAGCCGCTGAAAGGTTCAAAAGTAGCCTTTGAGTTAGACCCTAAGCGCCTGAGCGTGCGCCTGTATGCGGTCATGCCGATTCACATTGCGGAGTCTGGCGAAGACTACGATGTGCAGAACCTACTGATGCCGTATCATGTGGAAGCCATGCGCTCTCTTCTGGTTGAATACTTCCCGGAAATCGAGTGGCTTATCGCTGAGACCTACGAGGTCTACGATATGGATTCGCTGAGTGAACTGTACGAGGCCAAGCGTGCCGAAGGTCACGAGGGTCTCATTGTGAAAGACCCACAGGGCATCTACAAGCGAGGCAAGAAGTCTGGCTGGTGGAAACTCAAACCTGAGTGTGAGGCTGATGGTATCATTCAGGGTGTCAATTGGGGAACCGAAGGGTTAGCCAACGAGGGTAAAGTGATAGGCTTTAGTGTGCTTCTTGAGACTGGTCGTTTAGTAGACGCCAACAACATCTCTCGCGCACTGATGGACGAGTTCACAGCCAACGTTAAAGCCCACGGTGAAGACTTCTACAACGGGTGGGCCTGTCAGGTCAACTACATGGAAGAGACCCCGGACGGCTCCCTGCGTCACCCTAGCTTCGAGAAGTTCCGAGGCACTGAGGACAACCCTCAAGAGAAAATGTAACCAACTCACTGGCTCACCTTCACGGGTGGGCCTTTCTTCGTTCCGGGGGGAATTAACCCTCACTAACAGGAGACACACACCATGTGGCTTATCCTATTCGCTATCGTCGCAACGATTAGTTTAATGGCTGCCGACGACAACATTTGGCCTGATTGTTAAGGAGACAACATCATGCGTTTACACTTCAACACATCAAATGGTATCTTTTCGGTTCGCCGTGAAGACCGCTCTACAGCAGTGGCCTCTGAGCGCAACGCCAAGCTGCCGCTGATTGGTTCGGTCGTCCCATTGTCGCCGCGTGTTCACCTGCTGATTACTCGTGGTGAGTTCGTAAAGGCGATGAACAAAGAGCGCCCGCATCTGGAAGCCGTGGTCACTTACTGGCCTCGCATCCGTCTGTTCGTTAAGTGGATTAAGGAGGTGCTCTAATGTTACAACATCATTGGAACAAACCAGACTTAGAGGCTCGCTTCCCGGTTAACTCTGCCGTTCGTTATTCGGGCGAGAACCCAGTGTTCAAGGGTCTGACCGGAACAGTGCAGGGGTACTCTCACACTGGTCGAGTAAAGGTTCGCTTCGGTATTCGTGAGGCTGAGGTGCATCCATCCGTACTAATCCCGCTACCGAAAGT